TTATAAATATTTTTTAAATCCCTGAACAACTCCCAGCTTATATCCAATAGATTTATAAAAAGCATGAGCCTCCTTACGTTTGAGCAAGGATACCAGCATGATATAGTAGCAGTTCCGTTCTCTGGCACAATTCTCAATATATTTGACCAATTGACGACCTGCACCTTGTCTGCGGTTTTTTTCACTTACAATGACATTTTCAAGCACCATAAATGGTTTGCATTCTCCTACAATATCGGTACATACAATTCCCATGACCGAACCCACCAACCGTTGTTCTTCATCTTTTGCCCCGATTAAAATATAATCTGTATTATTTGCAATTTTTTTATACAAGCTTTCCATAAGCACCATATTAGTTTTTGTTCCAGTAAGTTCCTCATATAGTAAGGCAAGTTGCCCCAAATCCGAGGAACTTACAAAAGTTATGGTTAACATTTTCCTTCACCCTCTATATAGTTAATTCCATTTTCATTATAACGAAAATATTTCATCCGGACATTGCTTAACCTGCTAAGAATATGGTAAAAACTGCTATAGAGAATAAGAGGTGTCAGAAGGGACGGTCCTATTTGTCATTTCTTCACAATAAAGTTGCCAAAAAGAACTGTCCCCGTTATCTCTCCCTAAAACAAAGCTATTATCTATTAAATTCCATATTCTCTTAAACTAATAAAAAGTCCGGTTTCTTCCCTACTTAACAATCTTTCTTGAGGGTATACAACATCATCACATTTATTTAAGAGCAATATGGGATATAGCTTCGTTGGTTAGAGTGCTTCCACTGGCGTAAAATGTTGCTATTATGTTGCTACAGTAAGAAGCAGGGTAGCAACATTTTACTGTATTTGACCTATTTTTGAGAAAAATAAAAAACACTACAGGGCTCACGAAGCCTTGTAGTGTCTATATTCATAGATGGTGGGGTTAGGCGGACTCGAACCGCAGACCTCTTCGATGTCAACGTCATTTTTACCATTTTCCCAATTAAAATCTCTCTATCCACAGAACCTCCGAAACCCAGTAAATTCAGCACATCTAGATGTTTTTACTCTTTCATTTTTACAAAGTTTTTTGCAGTTTTAAGCAGTACTTTCCCCCTTTTTTCACACCGTAAGGTGCAGAATAAGGGGCAGCTTTTTCGTTGTATGACCTCTTCGGTGGATTCCGAAGAGGTCATATGTAAAGGAATTAATATTATGTTTAACCGTTCAAAATACAAAACTCTTATCGACACCCTAATTACAAAATTTGATCCAACTAAGTATGAAAACGAATATCAAAAGCAAGTTATCAAAATGATTGAAGATAAAGCTGTTAATGAGGAAATCATTAACACTACTGATACTGCGCCTCATTATATGGATTTAATGGCAGCCTTAGAAGCAAGTATTGCATCTACCAAGGCGGCCTCAAAGGCAAACGAGAAGAAGAAAACTCCACGTAAATCTAAGAAAACAGCGTAAAAAAACTCCCTAATCATATAGGGATTTTTTCCTATTTCCGTTCCATGTATTATTCTGCTGCTAGTTAGTACACTCATCCCATTCCCTCTATCGAAGGTGTGCTGGAAATATTTCATTTATCACTACATGTTAACCATTCATTTTTCTGTTGATTAGATTGTTCCCAAGGAAACCATTCAGTTTTGCTACAGTAAGAACATACTGGCGACGGCTTGCTAATAAAGTTCAATATCTCTGAACCTGAAATATCTTCATGTATATCTATACCTATATTCGGTATTGCTAAATTAAACTTCTGGTTGATAATGTCAGATAAAGCGGGTAAACAACAATGATAAATTTTACCCTCCCGTAAAAAGGTGCAAGTTCTTACCCAGCATTGAATATACATGCTTAACGCATCTGAGTTGCCCAAAGCATTTATTGATTTACAAAACTTTCTAACCTTCGTAAACCGAATAGGAATCCTACGCTGTATTGGCAAATCAAGATAAGTTACCATCTGTTTTTCTGTAATAGGATAAATCGATACATCCAATATGATATTATCTTCAAATAAACAATTATAAAAATGAACATCCATTGCAGGTAATAAAATTCCATTCGTTGCAACTGAAATCACGCTGTAAGGGAAAAAACGACGTGTTTCTTGAACAAACTTTGTAATGAGTGGATGGAGTAAAGGCTCCCCGCCCATTATTCTAATTTTAGTAATGTTTAAGAAAATTTCAGATAATCTTTTCATATCTTTAAGAAAGGATTCCATACTTAAGTAGTTTTCGTTTGCAATTGAGGAAAAATGATTGCACCCTTTGCAATTTAAATTACAGTGATCTGTTAAATGAAATTCAAGATAAGGCAAAATATCTTTAGTTTCGCTCATTTTCATTCCAATCCTTTTTTTATTATGAAAGTATTCTATATTATTATATAAATTTGGATTGAATAAGTTCCTCAAACAACAAAAACTCACCATACTTTTAGATAGGTATAAAATCAAAAAGCCGTCTCACTCAAGCGAGTAAGGCGGCTTCTATGTAATAAATATATTTATACGATATAAAATATAGGCTATTTCCGTTCCATAAACCATTTTCCCTGATCACAAAACAAATAGACTTGCTTATTACATATCCTGCAAGTATACCGCATTCCCATGCCACCAGCTTTTAAAGATGCGGCTTGTCGTACATCTAGGAGGCGATCAACTTCAAATACCCGCCCATCTTCCCATTTTATTGATAATGGACGGATGTTGCCCCGTATATCGTGTTTTGCTGTTACTTCCACAAAAACCTTGTAATTGCTCATACTTCACCTCTAAAACGAACATATGTTTGTTTTTATTGTAAGATTTTCTGAGGCGGAAGGCAAGTAGTAGTTGTTGGAAAATAACAAAAGTCGCCTCACTCATTAAGAGCAAGACGGCTAAACATGAGTTTATTGTGGAAGCCGATTAAACATGCTTACCAATAAACTCATAGTGACTACACCAATAGTCACTAATCCATATAAAACTAACATATTATTAAACCTCCTCATAACACAGATAGATACATTCTATGCAATCGATGACGATTATATGACTACTAAATAAAAAAGCACCGCCCTACCAATTAAGGTAAGACGGGGCTTATGTGGATAAACCAGTAATTAATCTGTTTGCATATTTTTAATATCCAAAAGCAATCCAACTAGCGGGAAATAACATTCCAGGATAAGAATTATCAAAGGTTTTAGTTGTAATATTGATGCCGCTAAGTGAATAACTGCCACCACTAGTATTATCAATTGAGACCGAGAAACAAGCCCTTGGGAAAGGTATTGGGAAACTAACAGTCGTTGGTGTAGCTCCTGACCATGAACCCCATTGCATAACCAAGCCACTCCCAAACTTTTGATAACCATTAATATTAAAACTATGACCAGCATCAAAATTATTATTTGCAATTGCAGCTTGAACCTCACTCCAATGATGTCCATCAAGTGTATCTGCATTACCAGCACTTATTGCATTAGTTGCCGTATCAGCCTGTGCCGCACTTGCTACTTTCCCAGTAACTGCAATCGTTACTTTTTCACTCGTTGCATCCGCTGTTAACGCAATATTTGTGCCTCCTACTAATTCGATGGTGTCGGCTTGACTATCGGCATGGATAGTTGTACCATTCACTACTACATTAGAAAAAGCATTTTGATTAACTTGAGCTCCCGCTTCAATACTGTCAAGCTTTGCTTTATCAGCAGCACTCATTGAGCCATCTGTAGTTTCAGTAGCATTTGGTGGAACATATCCTGCTGGTGCAAAGTCCACAGCATGCTTCCCGTCTACCGTATCCGCATCCCCACCATTTGCAGGTAAACTTGTTGGAATCTGATCTGTTGTAGCAATATCTTTTCCATTTAGTTGAGTAATTGTAATATCTGCTGTACCATCAAAGTATACTCCATTAATTTTCCTTGCAGTCTCTAACTTTGTAGCAGTAGCTGCATTACCAGTACACTGAGCTGATGTATCTGCAGTAAGTACATCCACGGTAATAGTCACATCTGCAGAACCATCAAAGCTTGTACTACCTGTTGCATCACCATCAAGAGATATCTTCCTCGCATTTGCTAATTTTACAGCAGTATCTGCAGTAATAGCTGTAGCAGCCGCAACAATCTTATCATCCTTTAACGCTCTAAAATTTTCTCTGATATCCGAAGTATTGTCCATAGGTAAATTTGAATTATAAGCCATTTTTCATTCCTCCAAATTAAATTAATATTTCTTATCACCAACATAGCCAAGGACCTCTTATTTTCAATGTGTGTATCCTGTATATCGGCTTTCACTAATACACATTCCTTAGTAACTATAAATTCAACTAGGGAATGCAAATTTATTTCTCACTCTTTATCCATACATATACCTAATTTTAGATAGGTACAAAATAAAAGAGCCGTCCACCTAGTTAAAGGTAGACGGCTATATCTTTTAACGTGTTAACAAATATCCTCCAGCAGCAGTGCCAAGTATCCATCCAATACGTTCTTTCTGTCGCGAAGATTTTTCTTTGTCCATTTCCTGCTTGTGCACTTTGGCCTGTTTCTCTAATTCTTGATTAGCAATCAAACGTGCTTGAGCATTTGCCATGTCTGTTACATCTATTTTAGTAGTAGACGATGTAGAAAATCTAAGCTCACCATTCTCACCTATTTTAACGTCAGACTGACCGGATACATTGGGCACTTCAACCTCTTGACCATTTACAATAGCAATAACTTTGCCTTGCCGTTCTACAAACTGTAAGATAGCTCCTTCTTGACTGGGAGGTTGTACGGCTACTTCCCGGATTGTTTCCGTTGTCGTATGAATAACCTGGGGAGGCAGTACGAAGGGATCAGCAGATTTGACTTGTTTTTCCTGCAGGATATGCTGCTTCCAGTCGCGGTATTCTTGATGCCCGAAAAAAAGCAGAACTAGCATTGCTGCTAGTCCTAAAAGATACTTCCAGTTACTTTTTACAAATGCCATTTTATCACCACCTAATACTTGATATTTCCATCAAATAGTTTTCCGCCAATTTCCAGTTTATCAGTATACTGCCACATATAACCTTTAATATCGTCGCTCTGGCTCCATTGGGCATTCCATACGGCACAACCAATACTACGCCAGTCAATATAATCAGTCAGCCAGGAGTAAGAGGCGTAAATGCCGCAGTCTAGACCTATATTGCAAATAAACGTTTTGCACATGGCTGTAATTTCTACCGGGTTAAATGCAAAGCCTTTACGCCGTTTATAGCCGTCCGCATCTTCCATGTCAAAGAACACTGGTAATTCTAATAGTTGTCCTGTACTGTCTATTGCCTCCCGGCAATTTTTTGCTTCATGTATTGCATCTTCGACGCTCAAAGCATACGAGTAGTGATAAGCGCCAACTTTCAGACCGGCAGCTTTAGCGCCGATTACATTCTGCTCGAACATTCCATCCTTTGATTGCAGACCGTAGGAGCTGCGGATGATCGCGAATTCAATTCCAGCAGCAGCCACCGCCTGCCAATCGACCACACCGTTATGATGGGATACGTCAATACCTTTTATCATTATCTATTCCTCCTCGTTGTATAAATCAGGTGTTCCTGCCGCTTTCTGCATCTTACGGACGGCGGCCACCTCCGCGTCGATAATCCATCCTATGAACGCTCCGGGTACTAAAATACGTCGCCAGCCTAATATTTCATTGATTTGCTGGATTGCAGATCTGCGTTTTTCAGCGTTTTCCATATTATCGGCAAACCTGTCCAGCTCATAAATGGTGCTCTTGACCGCTTCGCGTAACGGACCATCCTGCAATCTTACATACATCACAAACAGCCCCATGGCTAAAATATTAGCCACTAGGATTACCCCAGCGCCACATAATGCAATTTGGTATTCGTTTGTCATTTAATGCACCCCTTTAAAATTTTGTAAAGCGAAGGCTATAACCTGTAAAACTAGCCCAATACCAGCTGAAATGTACCCCGCCGTTTTGTATACCTCATCAATTCGGTGATGAGCTGATTTAGTACTTTCAATATTCTTTGTAAGTGCTATTTCATTTGCATCCACTTTGGCTTTGCACGTAGGACAACCACTTATTACTACGTCCATTTTTGTTTCTAATATAATCATACGATCTAATACTTCACGCTGAAAATCCAATACCCCACCCCCAAAATTCTATCTACATACTTACATTCAAAATTTGCTACAAAATAAACGCCTATTTATTCCGTACAAATTCAGCCGGATAAGATAGGTAAAAATAAAAATAGAGCCCCTAGGCTCCTACTTACTACGACTACAACCTGAATTTGTACATTTCCCCTCATTTTCTTTTGCTCCACACACAAAGCATCTTTTAATCATCTATCTCACCTCTCTTTGTGTCATATTCGGTTTTTAGTTCTGCATAATCAGCTTTAATACTGGTGATTAAATCGGTATTCTCTGACAACATTGCCATACCTAAAGCCTGTGATAGTTCGGCAAATTGTGGCTGATATTCGGCATCTAGGGCAGATAATTTATTTTGCCTAATTACCTCCACGGAAGGTGCAGGAGGCGTATATTCAACCAACTTTTTAGTGTCAATATCAATTTTTCTAGTCGATTGGTTTTGCATCCAGTCGTCGTGTTCCGAGTCCGTAATTTCAATGTACGGTGTAGGAATTGCTGATAAGTCTAAAGTAGTACCTATTTGCACAGTACCTGGATCCTGAATTATTTCTTTCATGACCTGGTTTCCGTCTTTATCTACAACCGTATTGCCATTTTCGTCTACCTCTGCTACCTTCGTAACGAGTGGTTCTGCATTATACAGAGGTATTTCTTTGCCGTGAACTGCAGAATGGTACGGTGCGACTATAAAACCTGTACTCTCATCATAATGTAAATAATACATAGTTATTACCTCCTTAATGTCCTATTGCCATATAAGTACGTGTTGCTGGTTTACCACTATCTGATATGTTCGTGTCTCCTAAGTAAAATTGTGTTTTATCAACAAAACTATAGTCAACAGAACCAGTTACGACAATTTGCGTAACTTCCGTGGGGAAAGCTATTGGAAATGTATTATTACTGTAGCTGTTAGCGACAGCCCACTGCTCGACGTCGCCATTGCTCCACTTTCTCCAATAGTACCCTGTGCCACGACCAGAGGCTACTATATACGCCGACTCGTCAGAGGTAGTAGTTTTCTTCCATGCTCCCCAAACGCCAGCGGTTTTTTGCCTTGTGTATTCATAATTTACAGCGCTGGTCATTGTATATGCCTTTTGGGTTACGTAGTTAGTGTCACCCCCGCAAATAACAAAGACTTTAAACCAGCTATCTATCCCGCTTCCAGGCGTGTTTACTCCAGCATTTATGTCGTACCACCCGTTTGCCGCCACTGTGTCTAGGTCTGTGCCTGGGGTCAACCTCGTGGCGCCTGCGCCTAAACCATACCCAGCTGGCGCTACTAAGTTCATTGTAGCAATCTGCTTCCATGACGACCAAACGCCCGCGATTTGCGCGCGTGTGTGTACCTCTCCTGTACTGGAGTTCGTAGCGGTTTGTATGGTGTAATTAACACCGTTATACCCCGTAACTTCTACAAAATAAACGTAAAGTGACGAAGGGGCGTTAGCCTGTCCCACCGTACTACTTCTATAGAATCCGTTAGCCGTTACGCTGTTGTAGTCCCCAGTAAATACAGTGGAAGCAGTCCCCAGCCCAAATCCTGCTGGGGCCACTAAGTCCATTGTAGCAATCTGTTTCCACGCGCTCCATGTTCCCAAGTTACAAGTTCTTTCGTAACTTATGCCCCATGGACTAGCCCCAAAAGTGTGAGCTTGCTGATATATATAGTTAGTACTGTAGTTAATTGTCTGAACCCAACACCAGGTATTAACCCCTGATACTGGCGCATTCGTAAGATTATTAGCGAAGTAAAAACCTGTAGCATTGTAATTATTCCAGTCTCCAATTGCTAACGCCGCACTCCCAAGACCGTAAGTAGTTATCTGGTCGGAAGTAGCTAGCTTCTGCCATGCCTGCCATACAGTAGAAAGCTTCTGCCTAGTGTACATAGCGCCATTAGACCTGCTAAATAGTGTTTGCTTTAGGTTGCCAGAGTCTAGCGTTTCTACAAATAAGTAAGACGCCAAGGTAAGTCCTGAAGGCATGTTAGCACCGCTAGCAGATACCCAGTAGAAGCCACACAAAACGGCTAGATTGCAATCATCTACGGTAGTCGCACTCCCGCCTAAACCATAGCCATTAGGCGCGTGTCCCGCATGCGGGGCTGGCGCGTCCATATGGCCTTTGGCCGCCTCTAGCGTAGTAGCTGGCGCAGTATACCAATTTGCTTTACCCGTAATACTTTTCAGCATATTGCCGATACGCCCCAGCAAGGTAGTAAGCGTGCCAGCTGCGCCTGCAAGAGCTGTTGTATCGGTTATAGTGCGATTTCCGATTTTGGCATCAGTGACAGAGTTATCTGGATGGTCAAGCACGGGTGCATTTTTATGTAGTTGTAGAATACTTACAGTTACTAACCCATTTAAATCTATTGTTGCAGTAACATTGGCTGCATTACTAACGACTATATTATAACTAAATTCACTTGATACTGTGACTGCTCCACCTTCAGGGGGTAAATAATCGGGGGCTGAATCAGTTGTTATCGCGTATAGAATTTCCCCTAGTATTGGATCTTGGGCATATACCCCTAATTCTCGGACATTAAAACCATTGGTTAACCCTGCGTTGGTTATAACACCAACAATAGTGGATATATTGGCATTTGCTAAAACTGCACTGATTGGTACATTCATTTCTGGAGCAACTAAATCATTAAGACTCTGTAAATTTTGCCCGTTAGGCAGGACACCAGAACCGACCTTCATTTTTGTAACTATAAGCTTTGTTTGGCCTGCATCTACTTTAGCCTGTAGTGCCTGGCCTTTGGTTGTAAGGATTCCTCCTGACCAATTTGGCATGTGCTCACCTCTTTATATCCGTATTTTTTTATGTACATTTATAGCCCCACCCAAATATTCTCGACTTGATATTTCGGGCATGCGGAAAGCAACAGGTGAAATATCTATCTTTTTGTGGATGCTTTGGCCTACACCTAAATAAAGCGTGCTGTTAATAGTTCGTGAGAGCGACACACCCTCTAGCCATGACCGTGTATTTTTTACAGTATCTATAGCTTTTTTTAACCTGGGGTACATATCTGCTGTAATTTGTCCATTGATTTTTATCACACGAAAAAAATACGGCTCACCGCCGTATTCAAACCATTCTTGCACAACTGCATCTTCTAGTATTGATTTAACAACAAGTTCAACTGCATAAGGCGTTCCTTTATGTCGGTGGGCATCGATGGACGTTCGAACAAGATTTCTTTTTTGGTTGATAGATAAATCCGCATCGTAAAAGTCAACATGATGCTGCCATGCTAATAGATCCACTACCTCTTCCGGTAATTCGTCTAGTCTGGCTAATATAATGCACTCTCGAATAGACTGACTTACCTCTTGCAGCTGTGGTGTAACTGCCGCTGAAATTGCCTGTACCTGGGGATCTGCGGAAATCGATGGAGGTATTAAGTCAAGCCAATTGACATTATATATGTCTTTGCTCATTCCTCAATACCCCCATAATTGACCGTTATATTTTCCTGTTCTTTTGCCACTTGATTCTTGTTTAATGCTTGATAGATTGGCGTTGCCACTGCTACTCTTTTTGCCCCTGCATTCTTCATGACCTTTATTAGCTCTGACGGATCAATACCACGACCAAGCTTTGATTTTTGCCATGTTCTATAATCACTCACAGACTGATTTACTTTTGTACGGATACTAGATGCTAGATTTTCATTTTGCTTATCGATCCAATAAGAAACATCAATGGTATACTCCACTTGCTCTGGCGCTACTGCATAGGTGTTATCCGTCAATGGCCGCACTTTTTTATCGCTACAGATTGCCAATACCGCATCTAATATTTCCTGTCCGGGAATCTCTCCACCCGTAACCAAAGGGCAAATATGAACAACCCCAGGACTGGGAGAATAAACTTCTACATCAATAATGGTGCTGGACGCTGTTTTGGCCCAATATATATAGGCACCATCAGGACCCGCTGTAGAAAAGCTCTCAGGTGCTTGCTGAATGCGATCTCGATAAGGATCGTTAGCCTCAATATCAATTCCGCCCTCGCTTACCGTAATGTTTGATATGCTGGATACATAAGGTATAGGATCAACAAGTGTTTTTAACTCTCCTATCCCATAACCATTACCTATAGTACCTTCGGTCAAACATTGTACTTTGCTATCTATTGTTATTGTTCCTGGCGGAATAACAGCTTCAGAGACTGTCGCGAAAAATATATTGTCGCCAGATGTAACACGTTTGCCAGCTTCTATGGTAGTTGGCTGACTACGCTCAACACTTAATGTAAACCGGATAGTCGAAGTAGCTGCTTTAGCCGGCAATCGTGTGCAACCAACTAGAATTCCAATGTGATCTAAAATATCATCAACGGCATAAGCAAGTAGATTTTGTTTTGCGGAATAATCTATTAAAGACCGCTGTCCAACAATGATCGGCACTTCTGATTGCAATAGTTTTTTACGCGGATCTCCTACGGCAAGGGATTGTTCAGAGACTTCTTCATAACTTTGTATTATTTCATTTTCAATGATTTTCGCGTCTTTCTCAGCAAATGTAATATCAGGTAGATTATACTTAGCCATTTTTAATTTTCACCTTCACTTTTGGCTGCAGTTGACCATTGGCACCATCACCGCTATATGTAATTTCCACGATAGATGCTCTTGGTTCGTATTTATTTACAGCAGAAATAAGCCGTGAGGAAAGCAGTGATGGGATTAAGTTGATAGGCCGATCTAAAAGACTGGCATCCCATGAAAATGCACGGTCCATAGGGCATGAGTAGACAACTGAATTTAATATCATAGCTACGTTTTGCAAGATTTCTTGATTACCAGTTGCACCAAAGTTTAATGTCAGCGAACCAGAGACATCTATTTCATATTCATTAGCCAATCACTATCCCTCCTCCGGCAGTTTGACATACTCAATCAGTGATATATTTACAACTGCAATAAGTAAATTACCACTTTTGTCATAGGTTTTATGGGCTTCACTCAAGCTTTTTATTACCCATTTATTTGTTATAAAAGAAGCTCCGCCTATAACAAAATCACAGATAACTCCACCATCACGTAGATTTCGAAGCTTTTGCAATTCAGTAGATGCATTAATTCCAAGGAAAGACGACATAAAAACTGAAAAAGAAAGATTTTCTAAATCAGGTCCTAAGAACTCCAGTAAGGGTTTTCTATCTTGCCCGATGATTTCATGAGTGGCCCATCGGCCTGAACCATCACGCTGTAATCCATCAAATGTTAGAACTTTAAAAGTATCTTTACTCTGTGATACATTATTTAAACTTGAAATACCGAACTTTGATGATAGCCAGTTTCCAAACAAATTATTATTTTCAGTGGCGGACGCTTGGTAGTAAGACTCAAAAACTACCTCTATTAGCTCATTCTCTTTTGTGGTACCGCTTAAAACTCCTATAGACATTGCATCACCTCTATTGCGGTTTACCTGTTACGGTTCCGATGGATTCAGGATGGATATGGTTGATTAAACTAACACCATTTGCAATTACATCGCCAGTTACATTTACATTTCCTGCCGCAATGATATTGATAGGTCCAGAACACACAATCGTCATAGTACTGCTTTCCCTATCATGTTCCACAGACGAACCGTCAGCAAATTTAATATATCTCCGCCCCATCTTTCCAGCCCTTGGCACATTATTCGCACCACGTACGCTAAAAAGTACATATCCTTCAGCATTCCCTGTTGGCATAAACATACATTGTACTTGTTCATCAATGTCCGGCACCCAATAGTCATCATCTTTAGATACACCACGTGCTGCAACTTGCATCCAAGGCGAAACAGTATCATCCAAATCATCAAATGTGACCCGAATTAACTGTTTTACTTCATCGATTGCAGTCACAGTTCCAGTGCGAAAAAGATTTTTTATATCATTTCCATTCATTAATAGCCCTCCAAACATCGACGCATTTGCAGGCTCACTTCATAACCACTGCTACTTTGACCATGTGTAGCCTGGGTTATGATCCAATTGCCATCAAACTTTCCAAAATTCTTTAAGATTACGACCATGCTGGACAATAATCGTAAATCAGCTAGAATTGTAAGATTAAACTGCCATGCCTGATTATTTTTTTCGCGAAGAGCTTTCTTCGCTTTCCTCTCCGCTTCGTTTAAATTATCGAATCGTTCACGCAACACTAAAACCCGCTTTGTAGGTAGCGGATTTGGTGGAGTATATTCATAATCATAGTTTTTACGCCCTTTAGGAGATCGATATTTCAAACGACAGGAGGAATATGTGTCATTAATGGTTGCCCGTCCACCATATTTTTTAATAGGGAATTTCAGACGGTCAATAGTCAATACTGGATCAGCTTGTTCGTATTTTGCTTCATCAAAAATAACAATTTGTTCATCAGATACTTTTAAGGCCAGTCCCGCGTCTTGACAAAGCTTTTGCAGGAAAGGTAAATCTTGCTGTTCGGTTTGCTCAACACGGTCATATTCTGGATCATCCTGTACGTCATAAAACAGCTCCAAACCTGCACCTGTAGCAATATCATTGGCTACTATCGATAGTTTTGTTTTCTCCCATGCTCGATTTTTATCCTCACCTTTTAAAGATGTCGATTGAAATACGGATAACGCTTTGATCTTCACTTCTGATGGTGGATAACTAACATCCAGCTCATCAATTTCAAAGGTACCTAACGGCAGTTCATCATCCTTACTATCCTCTTTCCAGTTGCTCCGCTTAATTGTCGCCTTTAATTTTGCGCCTAAATCTGGAAACCAGTCTCCTATCCACAACTGTTGACGGTCTTCTAACGTAATTTGTAAGTCGTCTGCCTGACCACTGAGATTGTCAGTATAGGTCCATCCTTTCAGGTGAGGTTGTAAATCTGTCGTGATATCTGCATTTTCATATTGCAACTGCAACCATGCCTGTCTTGCTATCGTCATATACTCACTCTTTTCCATGGAGGTAGGTTTTGTGGTTGTGATGTTGCTATATCGGGTACTACCAAAATTACACCAGCAGGGAAAATGACAGTCGGAATATATACTGGATTCGCATCCATTAAAACATGCATTTGGTGTTCACTACCGTATACTTTGTAAGCGATAGCATCCCACATATCTCCTTGTTTTGTTGTGTAGGTACTAGCCATAACTTACCCTCCCTTGCTGATGAACTACGTCTTGTAATTTCTCCATGAAATCATCTTGTTGACGTTGCAGTTCTGGCATGATCTCCTCACGATTTCCACCGCTTATAACTGGAGCAAAGGTGATTTTAAATATATTACCGCCATTGCCACTTACTCCAAGAATATCGCCAGCTTGTTGCCAGAGAGAAATGGCTCGCGCCGATCCGTCAAGCGGTATAGCTGCCTCGGCAGATTGCTCTGCAAATGTTGTTAGAAATGATCCTCTGCCATAGATACCGCCAGTAGCATTTTGATAAATATTAGCTTTCCCTGCAGCATTTGCACTTGCCTGTACGGTTGCTTGGATTGGGGTACTAAATATACTTCTAACCCATTCCCATTTCTCAGATAGCCAATTTAATTTTTCTTCAAACTGTGAGCGAATATATCCCGTGAATTGAGCAATCGCTGCTGTCGGATCATTCCACATCGTAATTAAGAAGGCTTTCATTGTGTCCCAGTTTTGATACAATACATATCCAGCTGCAACTAAGGCGGCAATCCCAACAATCACTAGACCTATCGGATTTGCTGTCAAGGCTGCATTCCAAGCCCATTGTGCCGCGGTAACTACTTGAGTTGATCCGGCTGACAGGAGCATGGATGTTTTATTTAAAACGATCTGTGCATTTTGACTGGCTAATAACAATTTCATTCCTGCTACGGTATCCTTATATTGATTCATAGAAAATGATGTAGCCAGCCATGCAAGACGAAATCCAACCAAACCAGCTGTAGCGATTATAACCGCATTTGTTAATTGGGGATGTTCCTGCCTAAACGCTGCCAAATGTTGTGCTCCCGCTTGAAACGATGCCGATACCTGCACGATTGCTGGCAAAAATACCTGCCCTAACGAAATACCCGTTTCTGCGGCAGACTGTTTAACTGCATCGATCGAGGACGCTGTGAGTTTTAGCTTTGCGGCGAATTCTTTTTCCATACTACCCTGTCGAGCAGCATCATTGAGTAAATCCATGTTGCCGCGTAACTTGTCCATGCCTGATGCTAACGCAGAAATATCATCTTGGTATTCAGCACCAAATAGACCCGTTAGTGTCTCAGCCTGTTGAGCCTTGTCCAAACCTTTAATCTGATCGAGCAAGCCAAATACGGTCCCTTTAGAATCAACCATATACGATGCCTGCAATTGTCGCGCATCAATTCCTAATTGCGCTAATGTTTGCTGAAATGGCTTCGCCTGCGACGGTGCGGTGGCTAACCTATTCATAAACGCATTTAACCCAGTAGCAGCAATTTCTGGAGTTTTCCCCAAGTCTAGCATTGTTGTAGCAAATGCTGCTAGGTCATTGTTGGAAAACGAGGATTGCGCTGCAGTCCCACTGATACGCTTTAAAACTTCGATTATTTCAGGACCTTTTGCCGTTGTCTGATCATCAAGATAATTAACGGTATCAGCCAAATCCCTAATTTGTGCCCGACCTTCTGCAGTGTCTAATTTAATGCCTCGGATATTAGCAATCTTAGCCATTGATTCCGCAATTTGATCGCCACTCCCATCAAACGCTACACCCATTTGCACAGACATTTTGACAAAATCATTCAGTGCATCGACTCCCTGTACACCCATCCTGGCGGCAGCGGCTGTTGTTTCAGCTACGGGAGCTGGCAACATACGTAAATCTCTACTGAGTTGCATTACACTTGACTGCATTTGATAATACGTATCGGTTAGGTCACCATTATCATCTCTAGCGCCCTGAACCTGTTTGGCTACACCGCCCATTGCGGTTTCGAAGTCAATAGCCTGTTTTGTAGCAGCCAATAATGGAGCTGCAGTGATTGCTGTATCGACCATACGACCACGAATTTGTGAAGACCGCTTACTAGCTTCGTTTTGTTGTGATTGTGCTGCTATCAATCTTGATTGCGCTGACTGGGTTTGCTCAAGCTGATTTTTCAACATAGCCTGAGCATTTTTATAGCTATCCACATTGATTACGCCCGACTTATATGCAGCATCAAGAGTCTTTAAATCACCTCGAAGGGCAACCGACTGAGCCCCTAGGGTTCTCATTTGAGCAGAGGCAGAGGAAAAGGTGCTTTGAAAACTAGATCCCATTTTACCTGCAATTTCAAAGGCTACTTGAAACACTTTACTCACTTCTCTCTTTTCCTCCTTTCCTTCATCAATTCAACAGCATCCTGAATCCAATCAAAAAAGTCTCGTAAGGGGATTTCCATCCAATACGAGACTTTTTCATATTCAGTTAAGGATAATGCTGTTTTTCTTATGAGTTTTCCTGGTGAGCGCCCGGTAATGCCCATCCGAACAAAAAATTTGCTGCCACCGTAGTGGCTTGTATGAAATCAGCACCGGATAAATTCAAGATATCATCAACAATAACTGATTCGTTTGCCGCTCTGGCAGCTATGATAGCTTGAAATGTCTTGCTATAGCAAGAGTCTGGAGTAGTATCTCCCAATAATCTAGCTTCTTTTTCGGCTGCTATAATTTGATTCCCAGTGATTTTATTAAAATCAAAATTTAATTCCGCTATTTCAACACCATTTTTTGTAATTGGTTTATTAAGTTTCATCTTAAATCTTCCTCCAACCTTTTTATAATAGGCCCAATGCTTGACGGACCACACTTAAAGAATCTACACCATTTACGACATATTTATAATTTAATTTATCGATTTCAAGAACCGTTATATCATTGATTACATATTTAAGGTACACACATTCTAGTTCTACAGAGCTATTGCCGGATGCCCCTGATTCCAATTTTCCTAGTTCTCCTTCAGAAGGAAAACCGCGAATTATAATCCGATCCGCATTAAAGCTTCGTTCTCCACTTGCAACATCATATTTTTGTATTGCAGCCCTAAATTCTAAATCATGGCCACTACAATCCAATAAACTGATCATATCTGGCGTAGTTGTTCGAAAATTTATTTTCGTCTTCAATGCTTTGGTTTGTCCTGTCGTCGGTGTTTCCAGTTCTCCCAGGATACCCGCCCCTTTTAAGGTTTCGGTAATATATTGAATCTTCGGCAGCTCTACATCAGCAACACCTAGTAGATCTTTTCCATTCCGATAAACCCGATGACCTACAATTCTTTCTGGAATTGTATTAATTCCGTCCATTCATCGCACCTCCCTTATTCACTAAATAAACTTTCTAAATATGTGGTATCAAACTCAAGTGTAAACTCTAGATCCTCTGCAGGAGTTGGTGGAGTTTGGTAAACATGAAATCGAACCTTCCCATTCATAAGATCTGTGATTGGATTCTCAGCAGACTGAAACTCCACCCGGCCACCAAGTAAAGCACCTCTAGCAGTAAGACCATTGAGACGAATATTAAAACTATCTACAACTGTTTGTATTAAACGCTTGTTTATTGGGCTATCAACCTTTTGCCAATACGTCAAAATAAGTTCATTCCCAATCCAATTAAACATTCTCCTCACTGGTATCCAACTATCTTTTGGATCACTCGCACCGGGAAATACGCCTGTACGATTCCCCCATGCTTTCCAGCCACCGATAAAATTTAAAGCCGTTACAATTCCTTGACCATTTAAATATGCGGCTTGATCAGGCCCAAGTGAAATCTCTTCTCCAGCCTTATTAATAGCTCCATTTACCTGCAAGCTATGATTGGATGGACTAACATAAGGAATATCGTTATTATCAGCATCAGCACGGCAGATCACTCCAGCTAATTGCGTGCTCAGATGATATGTTTCATTGCCGAGCTTTACAAGAGGCCAGCAGTTGATCTGCATTTTATCCGTATAGTTATTATTTTCTTTCCATGCGGGGGCTTCAGTATACAATTCTGCCCCCTCCGCTGAAGAATCAAGATCACATATCGTAATTGCCTTAAATAAACCATTAATATTTTGCACTTTCGCTTTCATAATAGCGGCAATCATTGGGCTTTGACTCCATCCCGGTGATAATATCTGTCCCGGTACCAAACGGAATAAAGGGAAAATTTGATTAATCAGTTCCATGCCCGTTAATTTCCCAGTCGTTGCACTAACACCGCCAATAATATCCTCTTCCGTGACCATCGCGGGATCGATATAGTTATAGGATACAACTAAGGTTGTTTGACTCGCATCAATGGCACCACCATCTAATACACTGATTAACACTTGCCCTCCATCATTAAAGGCAGCCGCATAATCTATATTTTTTTGTAAAGGTTGTCCCGCAGATGTTTTTCTCACTGCCAAACTATCAAGTAACACTCCTTGCTGGGCTAATATCACTTCCCCGGCAGTAATGTTTACAGTTTTATTGGTTTCTGTCTTTTTGTGCACGGCCGGATCTAATACATTGATAAAAACAATCGGACTCACAGCAAATAATTGAAACATGACTTTAATTGCTTCGCATAATTCATAGTTTTCAAAATCGCTGGTATAGCCTAGTGCCTTTACAGCTTCATCATAGGAATAAGCCAATAAAGGTTTATTCACATATTCAGATGATCCCGTTAAATTAATTGGCGCACGCCCTATGAAAACAGGCAAGCCTGCCGACACTTCTACAGGCGGCAGAATTGACGTAGGTACTTCACTAATAGAAACTCCATGTCTATATGACAAATTATTTCACTCCCTTCTTAATAAACTCAATTATGGCGTTATACCAGACGTTATAAGGAGTACCTGTTTGATTAATTTTCCCCATAACTTCTGACAGCTTCGCTACTGGTACAAACATGCTTTCGATTTCTGGACAATCAGTTACCATTTTATCTAAATGTTTTGGCATTCCTCCCTTATACACGGTAAAACGATTAAGCATAGAAGGTAGGTTTGGGCCAAGATATATTAAACTACTATCTACATTTGATGCTGTTTTGTCCGGCTCCTTATTTGGTTCCTTCAAGGATTCTTCTGACATCTTCTGTCACCTCCAATATATTTGGTGTTGATATGTTGAGAGTGAGCCATCCAACCCACTCAGGTGCTCCTTGTTCTTCGGGAATTACCCTTTTAAGAGGTAATTCAATTTCAAAGCATCCTCCGAAAAACCGTTTACTTAGTAAATGAGTCTTTATAGCATCCATTGCATTTACTAAATCACGCCATCCTTGCTGATCATCTTCTGAATAAATCCCGCAAATTAATTTTACTTGTGCCATTGATCCTTCACTTTGACTTTCATCACTTAAATAACGGGCAATCACGTAAGGAAAATCCTCTATCCCTTGAGGATCTTTTGGATTTTTAGGAGGTAAATATCCCTCTACGACTTGCGGAGCCCGGCAGGTTTTATTTTTAGTTTCAAGTTGTAGATGGACAGTAGCCTGCTGAACTGCTTTAATTAGTTCACTCATCATAATTGGAATATTCATGAATGGCCCTCCAAAATTCGATTAATTTCATGTTCAAGGCGTTTATCAAGAGTCTCAGCCGCTTTCTCTTCAATTTTTTTGCTCACATTTTTTTCACCTAACATTTGCGGAACACTGGGACCATAAAGTTGCTTGATCGGAAAACGGCTTTTACCTGCACGGATAAACACCCCTATGTGTCCGTTTGATGTTCGCGCTATAAATGCGTTTTTTATGGTTTTCTTACTACTCCCCAATTTAACCCTTGCAGTAACAGGAATCCTTTGCTTACTGTTTGGTCTAGTAGGGCTTATATCAAACTTTGAGAGAGCAATTGGACTGCCTGTAGATGATATAGAACCAGATGGTTTATTAAGACTAGCATTTTTAATTACCATTGTTTTTCTTATAGTACTAGCGTCCACAATATATTGTTCTCTCACACTACGGATTGCTTCCGCTCTAGCCGTGATTAGGCTACGATTAATAGCATTGCTTTGCGCTTTTGGTAAAGCGTCTTTAATCCCACCCAATAGAGCTTCTCCCCTGCTGATTTGATCCGAAGTAAATTCAATCACGAATCTCGTGCCTCCAGAATAATCTCTAGAAGATCTTCCTTTATACAATCAATTACATAATAATATTTACCATCGACCTCAATCTTCTGATCGGGTATTGGTATATACCCAAGATCTGTTTGACTGATAAATAAATGACGGCGTATAACATATACGCCGTCATTTGCATTAGGTATGGCTCTATCTTCGTCAATTACACAAAGAATGTCTTGTCCATCAATATTATGTTCCGTGGCGAATTCATCGGCATTCAAGAAAACTTTTAAGTCTGAATTAAGATAATCTTTTAGTTTAGGCATATTGAACGCCTCCTACAAAACGGTACCAACAAACCAACTATCAACCATAGTTGGGATTGGCAATGGGCGTGACTGCAAAGCTAAATAACGAGCAGATGGTTTTTCTTGCATCCAAGTTTTAGGCACACGAGGTAAATTAAATGTTCCGCGATTAACATCTGTTATGCTCGCGTATGCCATTGTAAAACCAGTTGCATTACTATCATTACTTGCCATAATTACAGTACCAGATGGTATGAGTGGTTTTTCTTCGTTATCGGTAGGATCAATATACCATTCTTCGTAACTGTAAATATCAAGACCAATTTCATTGATTCGGCAAATAAAAGTCGTTCCATCTGGATCTTTCTCTCTTGGAGCGATTGTAGCAAGATTAGCCGTAGGGGTATTAAACAGTTTAACAATTTCAGGATGTTCTAAGAATGCATCAGCAGCATCAGTATCCATAATAACATGTGTAGGAGTAAAACCAGCTTTCGCTAATGCTCGCTTCCAACGTTTTAAGTCTTTGATTGGATTACCTGTATAATCACTTGCTTTATAACTCCACTTGGCTTTAGCCGCTGTCAACGTTTCTTTATTGGTAAAGCTAAAATCAATTAATTGGTCAATTCCTTCGCCAACCACGGGAATTTTACCAGTACATAGTGCTTGTGCTACCATCCATTCTTCGCGGCGAGCAATCATATCCTCAAAACTGTTTAATTTATTGAGAATTAATACTGCTAGACGATCATCAGGGGAGTTTCCAGAATAAATATTTTCACCAGGAAGTCGAGTTTGCAAGTCCTCACCTGTAAAGGGATAATCAGGAGCAATCATTGGTGGTTTGTAAGTCTGAGTAGTAAATCCATCCGTTCCTACAGTGGTACTGCCAATACGCTGAGACACGAATGGGGCCAACGTTCTTTTTCCTTTCACTAGGTCAATATCAATTGTAGCGGTAATGATTGGGTTTACCTTTGAGAAAAAAGTATTAAGTAAAAACCTCTTTGAAGGTTTTACTAGTTTTACAACACCTAACAAGGTACGAGTTTGAAATAAATCGATAGCCATTTATATATTCCTCCTTATACTACTTTTTTAATGAAAATACCTATTTTACGTAAAGCAGATTTATGGGTTGCTTGCGTATCAGTGCCACCAAAAATAAGAGCATCACTGTTAAATTCACCAGTTAGATATACAGGTGCTACCGTATCCGCAGAAGTTGCATCAACATCTTGCGATAAAATTGCATAAGCTGTTTCACTACCGTCAGTTTTACTAGAGTCAACTTTAACAGCTTTTCCACTAGTAGTGATCACTCCCAGCACTGTTCCCCGCTTATAACTATTACCACTCGCAGTCGTCAGCGCATCAGTGACAATCGGGAACGTACCAGCGACAATTAAATTGTCATACGTCATTGATGTAGTAGTTATCGCTAGATTTTCATTCATTAAATTTCACCAGCCTTTACCATATTTGCTAAGCGATCAAGCAGCCCCGTTACTTCCTTTTCTTCACTCGCTTTGGCTTCATTTTCAGGAGCAGCTGCACTTGGAACTTCATTTGCCTTTGAATCATTCACATCTTCTGTTCTGTTTTTCAGGTATTCGGTTCCCTCTTTCTTTTGAGCAGCAATAATTTGCATAGCCACTTGCTCCGCAGTAGCCCCAGTTTCATAACGGGCCTTATTTACGATGTCCTCAAATCCACCAATTTGCACCTCGTCGAGGGCTTTCATTCTATTGCGTTCTTTGGTTACGCCCATAGCAGTAATTTCGTTATATAGATCAGGGAATTTCGATTGCAATTCTTTTAAATCCAAAATATTTTCCTCCTTGTTATTTGGTTTTTCATTGGTGTCCATAGTACTGTTTGCAATGTTTAGCGGTACGTTATCAAACGACTCCAAGTTAAAGGCCATGCCTGCAATATTGAGAACTTTACCAGATAGGTTTGACGTAATTGGCGTACTGCCTTCGACTTCATCAGCAAAACCAATATCAACTGCATTTTGAGCCGTTAGCCAGGTTGTCGCATCCATTAATGCTATAATTTCATCTTTGGTTTTATTTGTTTTTCTTGAAGTGTACGTAGCGACTAGTGATTCTTTAATTTTATCTAGAAAATCAGCAGTATCTCGCATCTCACTTGCCTCGTAAGACCCATACATAGTAACTAACGGGTTATGTATCATCATCATTGTACCTGGTGGCATGACGATTTTATTGCCAGCCATCGCTATAATGGATGCAATACTAGCAGCTAGACCATCAATATACACTGTCACATTTGCAGGATGCTGTTTGAGCATGTTATAGATTGCTTGTCCACTAAATACCGATCCTCCTGGCGAATTAATATGTACATTAATTTGGCTAACATTACTTGCCGATTGCAGAGCATCTTGTATTTGTTTCGGAGTGACTACCCCCTCATTCCACCAAGATGAATCAACAACGGGACCATAAATATTAATATCAATGGATTTTTGCGTTGCATTGGTCACAAGTGGTATTGAATTAAGCACGGATCGATTTTTCTTAATCTTCCTCACCCCCTTTCACCTCATTGTTCATTTGTTGGGGAGCAGCCATCTCAACGGTTACCAAGCCACCTTCACGCATCATTCTTTCCTCCCTCACACGTTGGCGGTAATTCTGATTCCAGTCGCCGCCAGTTAGTTCTGCTGTCTCACGTTGCCTTGTACTAAAACCTTCCTGTACTTTTATTTTAGATGCATTGGCTTCTTTAACAGGATCAAGTTGTCCAGCCGTAGGCCCATTCCACTCTGCATTACAATATGCTTTCCTAACAGCTAAATCATTAAAGAATCCAGGAGCTTTTACGCGACCTTTTGCAACTGCCTCAGATAGCCATTCCTCATAAATCGGCTGATTAAAATCACTAGATAGCCAATCTCTTTGGCGTCGAAAAAATTTCCATGCTTCGAGCAGTGCGGCTCTACTGGCTGAATAACTAGCCGTGAAATGTTTTACTAGTAATTCCATGGGTATTTCAAGAGCAGCTCCTATTTGCCGTAATATGGATGTGACAAATGGATCGAATAGAGCGTTTGGCCTTCCGGGATTAATAGGTTCTATTTTTTCCCCAGGGGCTAACTCAATCATGGTCCCATTACCAAGTTTTATATCATTTCGCACATCATCTTCAACGGAGGTTCCTGATACAATACCTGGCAAGTGATCTTCGCCAATATCTGGCCCTTCAGGGCTTTCTGATGTAATAGCTACAGTGAACAATCCTGAAATTACTGCGGCCATTAATTCGGCTTCACTGTATCTGCCTAATTGTTTTAATGCTTCAATGACGGGAGATAACATAGGATTGCCGCGCCGATGACCAGGACGTTCCATTTCAAGCAAATGTATGACATTCCTGCGTCCGGTACGGGTCCCAAACGCCTGCACTTTAGTCCATGTATTCGCCTTTTGGTTTAATAAACTAAGAGGATGGTATTTAGCAATATGATAAGCAACCGGCTCCCCATAATCCCCGACTTCAATCCCAGCTAAAACTTTGTCATCGCTTAACACGTTATAAGGATTACATACGCGGTCAGCTTCAACCAATTGAACCCTAAGGTCATAAATATTATTTTTACGCGGAATTACTGGTAATAGTGCAAATACATCACCTGACATAAGAGCAGACAAAAACGCTAACTGCTGTAATTGATAAAAATTAAGCATCCTAGCAGCATCACAATCTTTGTTCTCAGCCCACAAAGCAAACTCACGACTAACATTTTTTTCCCACTCGTCAGCCTGATCTGCACTTAGTCCCAAAAAATCTGCATCAATTTGCGGATTTAACTTAAGGCCAGACCCAACGACATTGGTTTTATCTGTTTTAAGAGCACCACATGCAATCGGATTACCCATGTATAAATCTCTTGCTCTTGGTCTGAGTACGTCGAGATTTAGAGTAATATCATCATCAGGACTACCCGCACTATGTGACCAGCCAATCATTGATTTTTTAGTGCCACTCGCCCCGTGGTGAGAGTATCCCGTATTAATTGCATCCATTTTTTTGCGGGCTACAGCTCGCTTTAATGCAGTTTCCGGTGCAAAATAACTTATTAATCTATCAATCATATGGAATCACTCGCCTAGTTTTTTTTCGCCCTGATCCTTGTGCCTTAATTAATTCTCTTGACCAAAAACTGATTCGCTCTTTTACTTCGGACGCATCGGATCTTTGCAAAAGTCTTGTTCCTATACGGTACTCTTTTCCCGTTGTTAACGCCAAATCAGCTTCTAGCCATGCGTCTAAATGCTGCTTTGCTTGTTCTACTGTGTATAGCCCCATTTTTTTACCTCCTAACTAAACAGAAACGCCTGAGTTAAGTACTCGGCGTTTCCTAGATTGCTGTATTTTCTTTGGTGTTACATTTCTTTCATTGCGAATTTTATCTAATATTTCAAGACTCGGATTTAATATTTCTAAGGCTGCTGTAGCGTAATTTCGAATATCAAGAGCCTCATTTCTTGCTCCTGAAGGCTTAACCCATATATAACGTGGTTTTCCTTTTATATATTTTAGCTCCCTTTTCTCTACTGTTAAGGACTTGAAATACTTAAGGTCATAACCTTTTATTGCTGCTCCATTTTCAGACATTGGGTAAAGACAGAAACCATGTTCTTCTTCTGACTCTAATTTCAATCTGGAATAAACTGCCTCTTTCCCTGCATCTACGCCCAATGTAAATAGCGGTGTTTTATATCTATTATTCCTCGATGGTCTGCCAACTATCGGAATACCAGGACCACCTTTACCTTTAATAGCAAAGACTCGACGTTGCTCTCGTGGCTTACAAAATTTATATACTTCAGATGTAGCATGACCACCACTATCTATGCATGTACATGAGATGTTTAATTTACTGCCATCCGCATAGGACCACTGTTTGGATAACCATTTATCTAAATCGTCCCATACTGCTTGTTGGCGTGGATCTCCATGAAATACTCCATATTCAATCCCCCAACTGTTTTTATTTAATCCCCATCCAACACATTCATACTCAAGACGATCATCTTGTGTATCTACGGCGGCTGTTAGGACTAAAACACCTTCTGGCAAACTTGCTTCATACACTGTTCGGCGATTTTCATACAATATTTCATGATCTACGCTTTCTCCTTCTTCACCAAACGTTTCTCCAAGAATCGTATTAATAAATGATTTTAACCTTTTTTTGTTCTTGTTAATCTTGGTCCATAACTCTGCAATCTCAGCCCACGAAAACCATCCTAGCGGACTATATAAGGTAGATATATGATAACTCCTACGTATAGAACTCGCATTCTCTGGCACTGTCATTCGCCATTTTCCATGCTGCAACATGTACGGTTTATGATGTTCCTCTATAACTGAGCCACAATCAGGACAACCCATGTGGGCTTCTTTAGGAATACTTTTACCATTTTCATCTTTAGGAATAATAAAATTAGCCCATTCCAATGCATGCATATGACCGCACTCAGGACATGGGACGAAATATTTACGCTGATCGCCTTCTTCATAATCATTTTCAATTCGTGAAATACCTTTGACTAATGGAGTTGAAACTTTTAAAACTTTGCGCCGATTAAAGGTTCTTGTTCTGGCCATTACTAAGTCAACTGGATCGCCCTCGCCTTCTACATCATCCTTATATGCATCAACCTCATCTAGAAAAAGATTCTTTGCTGGCATGGAGCGTAACCCCGCAGCACTATTTGCACCAGTTATTACTAAGAGTCCGTTAGGAAATTCTTTAGTTAGTACTGTGTTATCACCATCACGTGACCGAGATGGCTTTATTTTATTAGATAGCACAGGGCAAGCTGTTATCATTGGCGATATCCGTTGTTTAGAATATTTTTTTGCTAGATCTATGGTTGGCTGCACTATCATAGTAGGCCCAGGTTCCTGATCAATTATATATCCTATCCAATTATTGCCTGATTCTGACCCAGATAACTGAGCCCCTTTCATTAGACAAACATTTTGTACCAAACTATTTGCAGATAAACAGTCCATTATCTCCCGCATGTAAGGTACACGGTCTGTCCTCCAAGGACCAGGCTCCGAACTAGATGATGATTGAAGTATTCTATTTTTATCTGCCCATTCTGAAACAGTCAATTGCGGTGGTGGAGCGAATCCTCTTGCAATGTTCTTAATTAGGTTTAGAGTTTTTTTGCTATTCGAGTTCGTGTGCTTCGCCATCTGCCACCGCTTCCACGTACTCACGACTGCGCCGTTTATACGGCTCTGGATCGTAGTCAGATAATGTTTCAAGGGCTAAGTATATTTCATCTTGAATAATGGCACGAACAATATCAATATCTTTTTGGGCAATCATCTTAGGAGATAGCTTTGCAGGAATATCTAATAGTCGTGATCTTACAGTAGCAACCATATTGCCTACGATAAATTTAACATCGTCAGCTTTGTGCAATTCGCCATCCATTAACTGCAGTAACCGTTCCGCCTTTTTTCGCTGAGCTCGCGTTAGGAGGGTTTTTTCTATCTGTAAATTTGCCTCTCCTTCATTACTAGCTGCAGCGCTATCCTTTATCCAGACAACATATTTTTGTACAGTAATCGGCAAATCATATGTCCCACGAGATACTTGCTCTAATGGAATTTCTTTCGTGAGTTGTTGCACTCTCCTTGACGTTACGCCAATAATTTCTGCCAGCAATGAAGTTGATACTGTATTTCGCATTTTGTCAGTCATAAAAACACCTCCCAACGCTTATTTTTTCTTATGTCTACTGCTATTCTCATTTAGGAATAATGCGAAAGCGAAATGGATAAAAACGGTCTGCGGCTAGCGAAATTTTGGGGCTCGCTAGACCCGTAAGACATTTATGCCCCTGGGAGTACCTTAGGTAATCTTCATATCTCAATTCCCAACCCACTTTTCACCGCGCTTATATCCTTCTGATTCGTTCACAATCAGACACTCGCCCTTTCACGAAGTCACGACAGCGATCACGATTAGGACAGTCGCTAGTACAGGGACGGACTGGAATCTCGTCGCTAGTGAGGTAGGATTTACGCTTGTTGGCTGCTAATTCACGTTTGGTCTGCGCTAGTTCATGCTGCTGATTTGCGATCAGTGCGTTATGAGCTTCTTCTGATGGTACAGTTATTAACTGGGAATTATCTAGAACTGGTGGAGGTGACATTGATTTAACTTCTGCTAGAAATTCATTGTCAAATTCACCTCTTATATCTTTTGCCATAACTATGTCACCTCCTTCCAATAGCAAAAAAAAGAAGCAGCAATAAGCTACTTCACTCTATTTCTAAGTTGTTTTCAATCATATATTTTTTTACAAGATTATAAATAGGCACTGCATTAGTTTCTAGTGGGATTTTAATTATAAGTTTACAGCTATTAATATTATACTCCAAGCTCACTTGTATCCAAGGGCAAGATTTAGTAAGTATATCTTCCAAACCTTCCAATATTTCGGGAACAATATCAGGTGCTTGTATAGTAAATTCTATTATCTGAAAACTAGCATCGAGTTTCTGAGCATTTATTTTCATCAGATTTCTATGCCTAGCTCTTTCATGCAAATCAATATCTCTAATGTTATCTTCTCTAGAAAGCTTAGTTTTTAAATCTTCAATAGCTTTTAAGACAAATCTTAAGGGATCGCTAATTTCAATACTTTTCATTATAGATTTTGCTTGGATTGCATCATATACTGGATTACTTGGTTCAGATTCAGCCAAAGCAGCTTGAATATATTTTTTTAATTCTGGTTTAAATTCTTGTATCCCTAACATATCATCAATATAAAAAAGTGTTCTTTCAGGTGCAATATCAAAAGGTAGCTTGGTATTTTGATCGCAAATATGAACTATTGGTTTTCTAGCAGCATGCCTTATACCAAGCTCATACATCACATTAGGATTAAGCCCAGTAAGATTAGCAATCACTAAATCATTATCAATTATCTTATTAATAACACTCTTTGTTATTGACCCCGATTCGGATAGTTGATGTGGAATATCTGCTTGAAAATTTAACTCTTCTAGTATTGGAATTATACCTGATTGTATTACACCATCTGCAGCTCTTCTTATATCCGAGTGATTCGGACCAACTGGCGTTATAATAAAGCATTTCTTTTTTTCTTGTTCCTTTAATCCGACTTCATTATCAGCGTTACTACCCAAAATAATACACCGCCTAAATAATATTTACTAGCTAAATCCCAACTTCTCCACCATCGCCCTCAACTCCTGCTCCTGTCTGAATGTAGATTATCAGTTACACCTTTCTTTAGAATAAAAAGAAAAGAGCCCAAAGGCTCTTATTCTATTGTTTAATGCAAACCCATTGTTAACCGGGTTTGCTTTTCAGTAATTCGGATAACCACTGAATCTTAACCGCAAGCCCACTTGCTATTAAACCTCCGGTTACTCCTTCTAATATGTTTCTTGCACTCGCCCAGCATTCTCTCAAAACGCCAATTTTAGGATTAGAAGATTTAAGTTGAGAAAACATCGTTTGCAATTCAACCCCTAAATCCTCTTTCTGACTACCCTCCACCCCTAAAGTATCAAGTTTAGTCAATATGTCTTGAACTGTTTCCTTAATTTTCTCAAAATCCACCTGTTCTACAGTTAATGACTGTGTAGATCCCTGGGTCTGTTGCTGGATTTGAGAATTTTGAACTGGTGCATAGAAATAATTAACAGTGCTGTACCTAGGCAAAGCAGCAGCCTCTTTTTCTTTGTCTGAGAACACGATACCATCTCCCAAAATTCCATCTTCTCCAAGTTGGAGCGCCCATTTTAGTAAAGTATTCCTAACAGCATCAACAATTCCCTCTATCTGATAAATTTGAAGATGTAACACAAATCGATAGTCCGAGGAACATCCGCACATCTCCTGCAACTTTAATTGCATCCCACCTGGAAATACAACTTCAAAACTTCCACCATCTTCTTTCTGTTTTTTCGACATTGCTTCTAGTTCTGATACTGAGTAAAACATAGGTCGTGTAGTTATTGTTTTTTCTAAGTCTCCGTTTGAAATGCCTACTGGACGAGTACCTGTATATGGATTGCTAAAATATAAAAGTCCTTGCAACTTCCTATACTCCGGCAAATACTCCATTGACTTATATCCATCCAGTTCATTAATTATCCAATTTTCAAATTCGCTTAGTTTTAATTTTTTAGCAATAAGTAATCCTTTTCGTAATAAGTCCGTCAATCGGCTGTTTGACATAATTATCTCATTCTGAAATTCTAATACAATTGATGGCATACTATCACTTCCTACTCTGCTGATTAACTAAAATTAACTTCTCCACCACAGCCTGCATTTCCTGTTCGCTGGCTGAGTGTAATATTCAATTACTTCTGTTTTTAAGTTAAAAAGAAAGAGCCCTTACGGCTCTTATATTATTTCTATCTCTAAAACATACATTGTTTCTACTCTATAGATAAACTGAACCAATCTAATGATCTTTTTACTAAAAACACTACGGACAAACGTCCTAGAATGCATCAAATTTAATTTTTCACATGGTTGAATTCCTTTGTATATACCAGTAACCTCGATTTTCATATGCTTAAGCAAAGGATTTCTTCTTTTATTACTAATAAATCCATAAATTATTTGGTTAGTATCGGTGTAAAATTTTTCACCCTTATAATTTTCAATGTCATTTATATCAGTAAACAAAGTAATTAGTTTTATTAAGCTTCTATATCCTTCTGATATGCTATTATTATCCCGAATGGCTTGTAGCTCTTGAAATGAAATGGACATAGAAAGTTGACTAAAAAGTCTGCTTTTAATTAGTGCTTTGTTGATAGGGGTAAACATTCTTCGGGCACTACAAATTAATCTCATAACTATATAATCCAAAAAGGTTAGTTTCGATAATATAGAAAATAGGGAAATGACAAATTCAATAAGCATAAACAAAATTGCCTTTAGCATTAGCATACACTTTTTTAAGGTTTTTTCATAAATCAAATAATCAACTCCTTTTTTATTTGATTTATTCTACAAAAAAAATACATTTACCTACTACAAAATCATAACTTTATTTAACTAAACCTCAACTTTTCCACTGCTACCAGTAGCTATTATTCACCTAATCATCCTTACACCTGTCTATAGGATCATAAGAAAAGATCCCGAAATTAAACTTTATCGTTCACCCATTTATTGAATATCATAATTACAGTACGTTGCATTTCCTCAATTGGCATATAACTTTCAGGCTTGGGATCACGGCCTGGCATTCTAGCATGGCGAGCTTGTTCTCCCTGTAGCTTAGAATGATTAATATTACTGCATAAATCATTTAAGATTGTTTTATCGATATAGCCACGCTTATGAACTTCATCATGCCCACCGCAGTCAGTTCGAATTATCTCATATATTTTATACATATCAAAAATTGATGGATGTCCTAAACAAAAGTATCTTAAACACTCTAAAATTACAGGCACATTTTTAGCTGCACTGATAAGATTCTTTGCAGCTAGTGATAAATCCTCACTTGGTGCTTTGACTATAGTTGCCCTAGCACTAATAAAGCTACTTCCAGACCCGCGTTGCATCCCAGGAGTGCGATTTACTGTTCCGAGAGAAATACCAAATGGTCCACCATAAATAACAGCAGAAATGCCATGAAGCAAATCTAGCAGTTCTTGCCCTTTTTTATATGATTCGACGTCAGATGACATTGCCTGAAGTTCTGGTGATGTTATGTAATAACTTTGCGCATCTTTAACAATCTCAATATTACCTTCGCCAGCAAACTCTTTATACTGCTCGATTCTTCCCGAATCACCTTTAAGTTCAATGTACATTGAATCTGTATTTAACAAAATATTCGCCTCCTAATCTGTAATTAGCTAAACCCCAGCTTCTCCACCACAGCCTGCATCTCCTGCTCACCTAGTTGAGTATAGATCATAGTCGCCTCAATCTTAGCATGACCGGCTAACTTCGCTACCAATTCAATAAACACCCCTTTACTGACTAAGTCGTGACAGTATGTTATGCCCTTCTTCTATCAGCCAAACACAAACGGATTCAATTGCTGCCAGTGCAGTATTAATACTAGCAGGCTTTAGCTTCCTTACCTCCTGCGAATAAGTTCGATACTCAACGGCATCAATCGAAGTTATCTCTTAGGATCACCTGTACCACCGTTATTTTTAAACCATTCCATAAGTTTATTAAGCTGTGAACGATAATTTTTAGGTGTTTGCTCACTCTTACCACCAATTGCCTTCAATACAGATGGTAATCACTAAACATGCCATCAGCCATTATACGACAAGATTTTATATGGATAATCAACCCATAAACGCCTATTATATATAGTTAATTATATTAACCCCATCGTATAATGTATATTATATATCTAGACTTGTTTTATCGTAAAAACAGTCTCAAAGGCAGGCGGGTAATGGCGCGAGCGCGTATAGTTAATCACCATTTCTGCCTATATGTATGGTGTACCTCCTTAGTTTTAGGTAAAAGAAAAACGCCACCGAAGTGACGCTATTTTTATTTTATAAAATATAATAAATAATATCTTATCATTTCGGTTTTAGCGGTTTGTATCATAAGTATGGTACCAAAATAAGGATTCGCTTATGGCGATTAAATTATATGTTTTTGACTCTAAATTCTCCAACTCATGTTGGATATTAGGAAGATGTACTGCAACACTCCCACCATTACCGTTGTCTTTAAAAAAAAGATTTAAAGTAGCTTTTATGCCACTATCAAAACCCAAACCATCAAAAACATGAAACCTCTCAGTCCGTTTTATATCGATAGGAGGAAGCGAAAACTTATTCTTCTTTTGACCTATTTCATTGATAGCATCTGTGTAATTATGGCCATTTTTAAATTCTACAGCAATTGTTACAACAGCTATTCTATTTCCCATAAAGCATATCTCCTTTATCCTTTTACCATTTTATACACAGTTCTACAAAAGGAAGTATTATCCTGCAGAATATAATAAAGCGCCTCGTAGTTGGGACGCTTAGAGCATACAACCCTTATTTATGGCATTTCACTTCGAAATTTTTCGGTAAAAATTTCATTCATAATCCAATTAACTGTTAACTGAATTAACATTTTTAAATCCTGCAAATCTTTATTATCCCAACGTCGAACATAATGTGTTTCGTCATTACCTACCCAAGCAGCACGTTCTGCACAGAACTTTATATTTACATCAGATATATATGTGTTTATACAAGGAGATAGCATTTTTGTTTTTATATCATTTTCATTATCAGGATTATTTTCTATAAGATAATCTTTTATTAGAAACTCAAGGGCTTTACGATATCCAGGTCCACAAATTTCTAACAAACCAAACGTTTCAGCATTATAAGCTTCGTTATATATTTTAACAAATTGCGGTGATAAATCGCTTATTTCTTTTTGAAAATTACTAACAACAAATTTTTGTGGCTCAATCTTTTGCAAGTAATATTGACCGCTATTATATTCGTATGTCGCAACTATGATCTCCTTACATTTTTGATTAGGGCAAGAATAAACTACTTGCAGATAAAATATTGATTCAATCTTTATATGTTTACTAATAATATGTTTTACCGAAATACTTGATTGACAATGTGGGCATATTTCGGGAATCTTGTCTGCCTCTTGATTGCTTCCGTCCGGATCCTTTACAGTAGGTATGATAACCATCTCCCTTTTTACCATTTCCTACATACTTCGGCAAAAGGTAATATTATCCTTTAAAATATCAGAAAAAGCGCCCCGTAGGACGCTTAGTAATATTTTAAATACCCGCATGGGATTTAATTACTTCCGATAAAACCTTTGAACCAATATCTTTAAGTTGCTCCCATCCCCATTCAGTAGAACGATCTATAACGACCTTTACTTTTTCTTTATTACTTAAAGATGGTTGGATGTTTAATTTAGTTTCAACGTAATTTATCCCATAGCTGCTCATTTTTGCATGATGAATTATTACTTGTTTTGGAATACTACGATATCCGCCTTTAAGAATATTTAATCCATTAACTAACCCCTCATTATCTAATTTATCTAAGGCAATTTTAAATATATCGTGATCAATCCCTAAATTACTAGATGTAATTGATGCCATATCTGGTATATCTTTTTGATACTCAGTGTAAATTGCTATTAGTACTTTTTGTTTAGTATCTAATTCCATAAAACACACTTCCTTTTTACCAAATTTATACACATTTCGGCAAAAGGTAATATTATCCTCTAGAAGTTCTTAGCTCCTGAACCTCAAGATCAATTAATTTCTTTATACCTTGATATTGTTTGTCCCGCCCTTCTAACTCCGCTTTACCCATAATCAATAATACTTCTGCTTGTTCTAGTAGAGAAGCTTGTTCTATCACATATAGTTCGTTTTCAGCCATAGCCTTTACAATAGTTGCTACTTTAAAATCCTTATGCATCACCATAGCTTTAGCTAGTGCTTTCTTATAGTTTCATTCTGCTGATTTAAAGCCGACTTCATAACCACCCACAACTTTAGACACCCTTGCTTCTTCATAATTTACAACTTAAATTAAATAGTGTGGTGCTTCTAGGTCCTCTGATATATATTCAGGTAACATCTTAGGGTCATACGTCATTTTTCATCACCCGCCGATATTCTCTAAATCTCCATGCCTTCTGAACGACCTCTTGAATAACCTCTAATGGCTTACCCTCACGCCTTGCTATAATTTCAAATAATTCATCGTCAGTAATCTCGCCCCTGTGATCAGCACCATGACACCCCATACTCATAGATGCAGGTCCACATAGTTTTAAACAATTTTCCTTAATATCCGGTCCACTACATCCTTTACCTTTTACATGAGCCACTTCTAAATTATAAAAGCCATTTGACATCCTGCCGCATTTTTCGCAGTGGTCAATGGCTTTTACTTTTTTCATCCCTTTTGGGTCTACTACTCTTTTCTTTTTTTCTAACATCCTTGGGCACCGTCCTATCTCTGCACCTTGCAGACTTAGTATGCAAGGTTGCTCTTATGCAATCATTGCTTATATTACAGGCGCAGGTTGTGAAGCAAATCATGGTTTCACCTCAATTCCATATGGTAAATTACAAAAAATAAAAAGAGTGAAGATTTCTCTTCACTCCCATTCTTCTTAATTACTTAATTGAGTTAAAGTAAATCGAGGTTGAGCACAACCGGGATGTGTTTGATCTACGCCACCAAGAGGAGAAGATAAAACATTAAGCGCCCCACCTGATGATTGATACACGTAAGCTTTCAGTACATCACCTTTTTTAAGTCTACCTACATATTGTACGGGAAGGTAACTATAATATAGCTGAGGTGCCGCTAGTAGATCTTGGTTTGCTATAAAAGAACCATTTTTAGTAATTCCAATATATCTTACACCTGTTGCATTTATTTCAAAACAAACAGATGCCTCGATTAAATACAGTCCATCTGCATCTACTGTAAAGCCTGTTTGATCGCTATTACAGATTTGCGCTGAATCATATTCCTTCTTCCCCCATGTAACATTTGTCCAAGCAATATTAGGTATCGATAAATCAGCAGACATATTCACTCCACATTGAGACATACTTACACTTTGCATTGGAATAACACTCGGATCAAATTTACCGTCATTGCCTAAAAATGCAAGTTTACCAATATCCTTTTTACCTTCTGACACTACAATGATTTCTTCTGTGATATTTACTGTTCTAGACATTTAAACATCTCCTTTAATTATTTTTAAATCCAATATAGCTAAAGAACTCTTATTATTAATTTTGTGTTTCCTGTATATCGGTTTCACTGATATACATTCTTGTGATAATGATATTTAAACGGGGAAGTATAATTGGGCATAAGAAAAGCATCCCACAAAGGGATGCTCTAATTTTTATACTCATTTTTTAATCAAATAATCATCTATATCATTAATAAACAAGCGTAATATATCTCCTTTTTTTATTCCTGACGATTTATGTCCTAAATCATTACGAATAGCAATAAGAACATTTTCCAAAAGAAATAAATTATCTGTTGATTGGCTGGACTTCATAATATTTGTTCTAAATAAGGACCATTCTTTAATAACTTCATTTGATCCCCAAAGCAAGACCATCTCTGTAAATTTCCGAATAAATTCTACTTGCTCACTTTCTGAAAGTCTTTCTTCTTCTTTTTCAGGTAACAACTTAAAAATAAAAGTAATAAGTTCTTGATACATCGGAGTTCTTTTAACTCGTTGTTCTTGACTGACTATATATTTTCTTTCAAAATATTTTCCCAAAATAACAGTAATCAAACTTGCAAGAACAACTGAAATACCTGCAATTATAGGAGCTATTATTTCTTTCGGCAAACCAACGAAGATATTAATAACATAAATGGCAGCTTGATAAAAATACCATAAACATATTGCAAAAATGCTAATCGCTAATAATGCATATATTTTATCTTTCATATAAGTAACCCCTTTTCCATTTTCATACATACTTCTACAAAAAGGATTACTTCCCTGCAATGCAAAAAGCCGCCCATCACAAGCGGCTTAATCTTTTTTAACTTATTATCATTTTATCACAGGTAAAGTCAAAAAAACGTCGCCAGTTTTTCGCCTTGTTAAGAATTGTATGATTTAATGAACAGCCTCCTTATTGAGTAGCTCCTATAACAGGTTTTTTTCTTTATATGTCGAAGATAAAAGAAACTACTCGGGAGGATTTTTCATGTTGCCAATTACATCATATATAAATCAACTTATTAACCAGCTAGATTTTCATTATTTGCGCATAGAGAAAGAAGCTACTTTAATCCAAGAATCATCTTTTTATTTTAAGCAAGAAGAAGGAAAACACTTTATTGAGGCTGTCATTTTCTTTGTTCATTATATTCTTACAACCTCAGAATTGAGGGCTGAGTTTGATTTATTATTAGGAATCACCGAACAAAAAAGAGCAGAATACCTCAATAATAATATTGTTAAAATAAAAGAAGCATTACAGATAATCGGGAATTTTTTCTTGGAAAACTCTGAGTATATGAATAAGATCCGGGAACTAGATACAAATAGTTGGAGGCTACCGAGCCCCCATGAAAAAGATTATTTTAATTTTATGCAAATAGAACAATTCTTACATCTTTGTAAAGATTGTTCTAATATAAAAAGATTTGATTATCGAATATTGTCTAGGATAAAGGGTAATCTATTGGGCAACGGTCAAGGCATACCAGGCATAATTAAAGAGGGAATATGTCCTGAAGCAGACTGGAATACTCCACCGTTCGGTGAAGCCGTTTCATTAGTGACTAAATCAGTAAATGAACTCGAAAAAATAGAATTATTTGAACATAGCTTTGGCGGTAGTAAATCAGTTGAATATTTAGCAACTATTTACGATTGGTATATTAATAAAGAATTCACTGGATTTAAGATTGATTTACAAGAATGCATTAGAAATTGTGATATTTTATATAATTATCTCAAACACAAAATGAGTACTCATCTAAGTAAGCAGGCTGTAATTAAGCGTTTTATCACTTATATGGAGCTTTATTCTCGGGAGGATTCCATTTTAGAAAATGATAAATATTCCGAGAAATTTTTTCAGAAAGAGTTTGAACGGTTTTCCTTTTTACACGGTCTATATCCTATATCAGAAGCCCAACTCAATGGCGCACGGATTGATACCCTCTTAACTACACCAGATCAATCTTTTCTATGCGAACTCAAACAAATAGGATTCGGTAGCGAGTCCTTAGGGAAAATGAACCAATCTAAACTTATTGAAAAACTAAAGCATGCCGTGACGCAATCACACCTCTACAAAGACCGTTTGGCAGGTTATCCTGCTTTACTAACTGATATTTATATTATTGGTATATCCAGGGTACCGTTTAAACTTGATAAAGACTATGTGGAATATAACAATACAACTTATCATTTTCATATTATAGATTTGTCAGGCCTTGCACCATCTAAGCTACAACCTATTACTATAAGTATTAGGGACGTTTTCGCATAGAACTATATCTAAGGCCCCCCCTGGAATTTCCATTCGAATTAATACAACACTATAAAAAACAAAAAGAGGCGGATCGAAACCGTCTCTTTTTTACGTATAGAGTATGTGTAATCTATATTGCTTCCAATGCTGAAACACCAAATAATGCCACTGCAAATTTTTTAATTGCTTTATTTTTTATTTCATACACTGATTGCTTATGGCTATATCCCAACTCTTCTGCAATCTTTTGCTTAACCTTCTTTTCAACATACCACATATATAATAAATTCCTGTATATCTCACAACCTGTGTCCTGACTAATAGTATCAAGTACATTATCTACCTTCGCAATTTCTTCCATTGTCCGCTCTTTCATTTCTTGCCACACCTGTAATTGATACATTTGATTCAGTGTATTGCACGGCTTACCTGCCCGTATTCCTGTAATATCCATAGACACAGCAGACATATCATTAGGTGCTGTTTGGTTTACTAACTTGCTAATCATATAATCCGCATGTTCTATGCTTTGGTGTAGTTCCCTGTAATATCGTAAGTAGTTTTCTGCCTCCTTAATACAATCCATGTCTTATACCCCCACATCATTATTCACTTTATTACATTCCAAAGACTGTGTTTATTAAACACCTATAGGGAGGTCTTAGCCTCCCTTTATAAATTAGATCACTCTTGCTAAATTACTTAGTGTCTCTACTACTACCATAGGTTCAGGCATTTGTTTACCTATCTGGCAATACCATGGCTGCATAACCTTGATTACTTCTTTTGCTTTAACTTCTATTTTCTGTAGACGTTCTATTTCGTCCAGTAAGGCTGGAATATCTTGTCTACTATGAGCCAAATTATCCCCCCGCCCACGAATCTCCGCTAGTTCTTCTTTAGTCATTATGCTCGCCTCCTATTATTTATGGTGATTATTGGCTATAATGGATTAAAAAGGAGATGTTAATTTGAAACGTATTGCCTTATTTATATTGGCCTTACTATTTTTATTATCACCTACTACATTTGCTCAAGAGGAAACTACTTATAATGGGGATTATTTTACCGTTACTTTTCCTGGAGAAGAATGGATAATATCTAACGACGGCAAACAAGGATTCTTACTTGCTAGGCGGCAACACGGTTACCCGATTATAACGATCGAGAAGTTACCTATATGGCACCAGAATATAGACGATGTGATGCTGAATGCTCAAAAACACACCTCATATTTGAAAGTCCATATAAAAGATCTTATATTAGAAGAATGCGGAGCAACTTATATTGATAATAGAGACGCTAGGTGGGATTTATATACTAGTATTTCTAGAAAAAGATTCTATCTTAGCTATTACGTCAATAGTTCTCAATATTACTATCGCGTGGATGTTTCTGGCGATTACTCTGGAGACTATAATGAAATAAAAGCTGAAAAGGAGATTATTGATAAGATAGTATCTAGCATTAAAATACTAAAGTAACCTGAGGAGGCTCTTATTTGAAACGCATATTATTTCTAGTGTTAATTCTTATAACTTTTAGTTTACCGTATGCCTTTGCATCCGATATGACCGTGTACGAAAACAACGATTACCATTTTAAATTTTCTCATCCCTCTGATTGGAAAGTAAGTCAACTTAAAATTGAAAATCTTTCTATTATTGGACTAAGCCCTTTAAGAAAAGATCCCCTCAATTCATCAATACCTACTTTTGAAGTAGATGTTCAAAAGTATCCAATAAATAGTGATGAAGTCTTTTCAAGTCAATCTGTTAATAAATTAATTAAAGACTTTCAGGAAGATCCTTTAAGTAAAAAAATATCGGCCGATATAATAGTTGCTGATTATTTTGTTACACACCTAAAAGATAAAAAAGCTATTTTTATTAGAGCAACCGTACTTATGCCCTTACTAAGCGACAGTAAATTTGTTGAGGAACGATACGTTCTTTTTCATAACTCTAACCGTTATGATATTAGTATTTGCGGAACACTCGATGACTTAAATAACAATCGAAAAATTATGGAATTGATTTTAAACTCCTTTGAGTTTGTGCAATAAAGATATTTATCTTTTTTTCTTTTTAAGATCCGCTATCATTCGAGTATTCGAAATACAAGATCATACTATTTCTCTCTATAAGTAACTTAATGCGAAAAGGAGATGCCCCAGTTGTTGAAATTACTTTATATCGTATGGTTTTTATGCACACCCATTTTTTACGTAGGAATAAGTCTCTGGTTATTCATTAACAGAAATGAAAGTATGCGAGGCAATAAGAAGCTCATGCGTATTCCCTCTGCTAACACATTGCCGATTTTTGGTTATCACAAGACAGCAGAACCAGCACCAATTTTTCAGACAAAAACATTTCGGGCCATAAGCCTATTTTTAGCTGTTGCTTTTGTTTTTCTTATGATTGAGGTTAGTATCCCCTATATAAAAGATATTCCCGTTTTGATAACTGGAAATTACGAGTATATTGAAGGAACTCCTCAAAAGATCTGGCATAAGAGTAAAAGTTTTACTGAATATGTCCAAATAAACGGATTAAATATTGAGTTTCCTTTTACTTCTACCATGAAAGAGGGGAAAAATTATCGCGTTAAATATCTTCCTAATAGCAGATCCGGTCTTTCTGTGGAACAACTACCAATGAAGAATAACTTGATATAGACTCAAATTGATCTATCCCGCCCTCCCCAATATAACTTCTCTCTTACCATACAATCTGCTTACATTGCAATTTATAAGCAACCTCAACAAACTCGAGGTAAAAACAAAAGGATGTGTTCAAATTGCTTCGCACGCTTATACTCTCATTGCTTCTTCTAATTTTTCCAAGCATCACTCATGCAGGAACAACACAATTAATGGTATCCCCTTCTGAAGACACAGTATTGAATAAATCTGCTAACCTTATAACTGTTGATAACGGATTTCAAATATTAGTTCCCTCAGATTGGAATTTTGATGGAAAAACCTTTAAATCAATAGATTCATCTCTGGCAATTCTTGATTGTTCAATACTTCTTTTTAATGACAATGATTCGATGCGAAGAGCACGTTTTGAACCTATAGGCACAGGAACAACCGTCAGAAGTATTAAACAAATCCACGTTGGCAATTTGGACGGCAAATCATGTGAATTATTAATTCCTAAGGGGCAACCCATGGATTACATGCTAATATACTCATTGTATGGAGATAAGAAAATTTTTCTGTTGATATTCTCCTGCAAGAAGGATGACTATGAATATGCTAACTATGCCATCGAAGCCATTCTGAATACATTGAAACCCATCTAGCTTGTATTAGTAGTCCACTCCTAGTAGTAATGTTTAACTATCACGCCCCCGCCGCATGAGCTTCTTTGCTTTGTTTATATTCCTCTTTCGTGAGGGCTTACCTAAAAAGGGATTTCTTCCTCAGGATGTATTTCATATCCAAACCCATCCATTGGACTTTGCTTGCTAGTTGTGGCAGTGTTACTGGATGGGTTCTTTGTATCTAGAAATTCTATGTTCTGAGCTACTACGTCCGCAGCTCTCCGTTTTACTCCATCCTTTTCATAGTCACGGATCTGAAGGCGGCCTTCTACCAATACCCTACGACCTTTTGTAAGATTGTTACCGCAAACTTCGGCTAACTTGTCCCAAACTACTACAGGTATAAAATCGGCTCGTTTATTCTCTCCATAGCCTGTGTCTACGGCTACACTAAAAGAAGCTACTGCTTTGCCCGTTTGGGTATATCTGACTTCGGGATCGCGGGTTAGTCGCCCGACTATAATTACTTTGTTCAAATTTTTCGCCTCCTTTTTTCTTGCCCTTACAAAATGCACAATCAGTATAGTAAGGGGTTTCGCTTGGTCTTTTGCAAATTTCGCAATGTGATGATAATGTACGCCAGATTACACCACATTCCTGACATTCCATTTTTACCATTGGTCTTATATAATCAACTACCCGCCCCTTGCCGTTGCATTTTAGGCAATAGTCTCTTGTGGTAGGTCCTGGTATGCATTTCATGACTCTAGCCCCTCTGCAAGTTATTTGACTATTTTTATCTGGTATTTTTATCATGCGGTAAAATAGGTACGGGTAATTGCTTTCTGTTGTTCCACGTTTTATAAATGCTATGTAATACCCCTTAATCGGTTTTGGTTCTTTGAGCCAGCTACTAGCGGATACTGTTTTTATTTCTGGTACTGGATGGATTAAGTTTTTGCTGCTGGTCCACCGTAGGCCATGTACTTTATCATCAGTGTTGAAAGTATTGTTGCTTTCTTTGATAAAATAACTGGCTAGTCGTTCGCAATCTTCTGGTTCTCCTATGAATGTTTGCATTTTCATAAATCCTAAATCCCAATACTTTTTAACGTATTTAACGCTTAGCCCAATGTTATTGATTAATATGTGATGATGTATGCGACCTTTTTTATACTCGGTGACTGCTATGTATTTTAGTACGGCTCCCGCCTTTTTCCAAAGGCAACGTAATTTATCAAGATATTTGCTTAGATGTTTTTTGGCTTCTTCTGGTTTTGGTTCTTCCATTTCTTTCCCATATGTGCAGGTTAGGTAAAGATCGTCAGCATTGAAGTTGGCACTTATGAGATAATATAGTTTTTCATATGCCCTTCTTTCATTGCATTTTGCTTGTGGTGCTGGTGTAGGATTTTGATTTTCTCTTCTTGGTCTTTTTGTTGAGTTATTTCTAACTGTGTGATACTTGGTAGTGTCTATTACCTTTCCAGCTTTCATTGTTTTCTTCTTATACGACATGTAATTTCTCCCATTTCTAACTATATTTTTCAATTAGGTATATTTTATTGATTATGAAATATACTACTAATAGAAATGGTATAGTTTTGTCCTAAGATTAATTAGTTTTATCAAGTTTATTACGGCTTCGAGAGCCGTTTTTTATTGAGTTTTTGTCGTATGTAGAGTATAATTAAAGCAAGATGATTTTATATCTACAAACGATCTTTTTAGGAAACGCTTACAACTATTTGCCGTAGTTGTAAGCGTTTTTTATCACTTTCCGAATTGTATCTTCCAATACTTTTCTAAACCCTTTAATACTTTTTTCTTCTTATCCCATGCTGGAGCTGGTGGACGTTGCTGAACTGATAAAACTAATTCCACTTTCATACACCCTCCATTGACTGTAGAAATACGGTGTGATACAATCCAATTAACTGATTTCTTAAGGGCCACTCTGCAAAGTGGTCTTTTTTTATACCCCAAAAGCTAAACACGCACCGATTAAAAAACATGCAACTGCTATAATTCGCAATAACATATCCCACAACGTTTTAAAGAATCCCCATTTACTCGGTTCTTCTACGGGCTTACAAACCTGCCTAATCACCCCACAGTTAGCGACATTAATCACTCTTCGCTGTTGTAACACTTTGTATCACCTCCTTTAAGATGCATAGGCATACTCTAGACTGGAGAAGTATGGACTGACTTACAGGAAACTTTTACCTCTTTGACGAAATATGTTATTAAAAGGAGGTGATACTTATGGATCTTTTGGCATTTATTAAAACATTACCATTAGAAACTTTTACAAACAGAGGTTCTATGGTTACTTTTGATAAAATTTTTACTGGTTTGAAAAATCGAAACGGTTTTGACAATAAAGACCTGTTAGAAGTTAAACTAAAAGAACTTGCTAAGGCTGGTCATTTAAAAATGCATCGCCTTGACGATGATAATGACGAACATGATGTGCTCGTAGGCGTTTCATTCGATTAATTTTTTGCATGTGTAGCATAGACTTTTGCCAACGCAATTATTTCCTTAAAGTCCTGTACATTTTCTATGCTGTATTTCTCTGTTAGGAACTTTACAACATCAGAAATTAAGCTTAATTGTTCGTGTACTTCGCCAAAAGCTTCGTCTTTAAAAAACATATTCACGACTTCTTCACCAATCATATATTGCTTTTTAAATTCTGCTTTTTGATTTTTTAATTGGTTTTGAGTTCGCAGCTCATTATCAATTATTTTTTTACTCTCTTCCATCTACCCGCACTCCTTTCTTTGCATAAAGTTTGCTGCATGCGCATATACTAGGCTGGGATAGTCTGCGCTATTTTCGTCATAGCAAAACACAGCGCCACTATCTTTATTTTGGATAATATCATCAATCACCATATCATTGACCGTGTGGCCAACCGTATATTTTTTACCTAATGTAGTGGTGACAGTTACAGATTGAATACGTATTAAGCACCCTCCTTGACCGCCATTATGCGATATGCTACAATTTTATTAACTCAAATTTTCTTAAGGACACCTCTGCAAAGGTGTCTTTTTTCATTTTCCAAGCGCAAGGACAAAACCAGTAACAAAGCTCACAACAGCTAAAAGTCCTAATACTAAATCTTTGATTTCAGTTAAAACGGTTTGCTGTTTGTCTGGTGGCGCTACTCTATTTACCTGCCGATATTCACCTATATTAACTACTTTACGTTGTTGTAATATTTTCCTCACCTCCTTTTGATGCAGGCTGCAAGCCCGTCCATCTTTCTGGTATGCTTTGCGATCATACGACTGACTTCATCACTAGGCTTTCGACCGTAAATTAATTTCAGGTTGTGGACCACCTTCCTTTCAAAGTAATACTGAATTCTGGCTTCACGGTTGCAGGACAAATGCTTCACCTCCTAACCTTACAAATTATTACAAGGATATTTATTCCTTTTTGTCGAAGTGCCACCCTAAAGGAGGTGATACTATGATTATTGATTTTGATGAACGAAAATTTAAAAATGAAGTTAGAAGTCAAGCTATAAAAAATGGAGCAAGTTCTAGTGATGCAGATAAGCTAGCATCAATGGCTTTGGCAGCTGTAATAAAATCAAGTAAATCCGTTAAACAATAAGTCTGCTTTATTCCAGCAAGTATAAATTGCTTGCTGGTTTCTTTATTTTCACCTCTTTAGTATAATTTCTGAGGAATATGGGGATGATATGATGGGGAAGTTTGCGGAGTTTTCGATGATAAAAAAATTAATAAATCCTCTGCATCTTGGAAGCAACACTTGATTTCCGCCATCATTTTTGGATTACCATTCAATAGATAATAGCAGGTGCTGCCCTATCCTACTTGGGATGGAAATAATTCATAACCAAATTTGCTAATTAATGCTCCTGTTGTAGGGCATTCGTTATGCCCACAATTAAACCGTCGATTTAATTTCCAACAGTCACATTCTTCAACCACTTTTTGACCACAATAAGAGCAGAAATTACCGGAACTATATTCTTTACTACACGATGGACACGTTCTTATTTCCCTATCGTCACTATTACCAATAGTGGCGTTTTCTTTTTGTGTTGACATTTATTTTCACCTCCTTATATAGGGAATTTATGGTTTTTGTCGAATTGTTAATTTAGAAAGAGGTGATATTATTGGCAACCATCAAAGATTCAATTAAAAGAATGAATAAAATGGCTAATCAATTTAGAAGACTACATGAATTTGCAAGTATGGCTGAAAAGCTTAGCTATCAGTCAAAAGCGGTACAAGCCGACTTTTCCAATCCTGCTATACAGTGGGCCTACCAGACTGCTACTGTAAACAATCATTGGGCTACTATCAGCACCATTTCTACCGCAATGCAGCCGGCTATGCAGGCACTGTCACACTATAATCGTTTAATTTCTCCAATCCAAATAAGCCAGTTAGCCATGCCTTCTTTTTCTGTGGATATATCATCTGCAATGAGCATATTTCATCAGCAGGCTACCATGATGCAAAATGCTTTGCCGCCAAACTTTGCACAGATGTTACCACACATTCAAGACTGCTTGTACGACTTACAACCTACATTCGAAATAATAAATGAAACTCCGATTGCAGTTAAGAAAGTTCTTCAACAGGAAATAGACAATATAGAAACATTGGAAGATGATGATATTTTTCATTCTGATGTCTTCTGGGAAAAAGCATCAGACGAAGTACGAAATTATGTGTTTGTATTAACAAATTCTATTTCCGAGAAAATAACGCAACCAAATATTGAAAGTTTGCTGAATGTATTTGCAACTCTTGCTTCTATTGAAACAAATGAATCTAGAAAACAAATCTTAACTGTTATTGTTTATGCTCTCTGTCAAATGACAATTGCTTTTATACTTACGGGTACGAAAAAAGAATGATTGAATTTGAAAGCCGTATTTCGTCTGCCAATGATTTACGCTTTCTTATCATTTAGAATTTCATCCAACAATTCATAACATCTTAGGGGTATTACTATTGCCGACATGCAAATAAAAGTTATAATATGCAAAATAGTATCCATCAATTTTTCTTTTTCTCCTTAATTACATGTATAGTTTTAATGATCCAGTAAAAGCTAAGCGCCATTCCCATGAAGCTCCAACTTAATGTGCTTAGCGCCTGTAGCGATATTGTTTGCTCACTCATTTATATTTTCACCCCCCTACGCATAATACCGAATACATACGCATATACTAACCTGGGAAAGTCTACGTGGTTTTCGCTGATAAAAAAATACATTAGTAAATTTTTTGCATTTTAGCAGCAATCCCCGATTTTCTGCATTGTTTCGGTATTGCCATCTTGAGTGATTTTTGTGGTCTTTCGGCCACTATTTTTTTATGCTCGGATTTCCATGCTTCATAATCGCTTAACTCAATGTATACTCGCCTACCGATTTGAATGACCGGCAAACCATGACGATATATCCAAGTATCTACTATTGCCTTTGATATATTTTTTGTTTTTGCAAAGTCTTGGACGGTTTGCATTTGACTTCACCTCATTTTCTGATTCACATTAATCATAACTTGCGTAAACGTAAGTTATTAAGTAAAAAAAATTTCCCCTATTTTACACATATCAAGATTTAATAAATCTTGTATTTTTTTTATTTCAATACGTGTAAAGTCACTTGAACCATTAATCTTTCGATATAATGTCGAGGTATTAAGCCCTAAAAAATTAGCTACATCCTCCATATTCATTCCTGCAGCAATTATGCTAGCTTTAAATTTATGCTTATTGAACAATAAAGATCACCCCTCCATTTATTACGTTTACGCAAGTTCATATTAACATATCTATTTTTCTTAGTCAATACGTTTACGCAAGTTATTCGATCGTTTTTATAAAAAATTATTGCAAATACGCAAGAATTAATGTAGAATAGGGATGCAATTATAAAATAAAGAGGTGCAGCTAGTGGATAAATCTTATTTAAAAGAACGACGATTACAATTAGGTTTAACGATGCTTGAAGTTGCAAAAAGGGTCGGAGTAAGCGAAGCAACCATATCTCGATGGGAATCAGGGGATATAGATAATATGAAGAGAGATAAGATAGCCCTCTTAGCTAAAGCATTGGAGATATCCCCACTTCTAATAGTTGGAATTGATGAAGATGATAACACTAAAAAGCCGTCGTCCCTCCCACCTCTCACCCCCAGAGACGAACGAAGCATAAAGAAAAAATTAGAATCTGTTTTAAATGACCTTATGCCGGATAGCGCTCTTGCGTACTATGACGGTGATGAACCAATGAGTGACGAAGACAAAGAATTACTTCGTATCTCCCTTGAAAATACAATGCGCCTAGCAAAACAAATGGCAAAGCAGAAATTTACACCTAAAAAATTTAAGAAATAGCCTCAAGGGAGGATTTCATAAATGATAAAAGCAATTGTTGAAAAGTTAATAGAAAAGCATAAAACAAATTGTCCATTCACACTAGCTAAAAATTTGAATATTAATATCTTATATGAAGATTTGGGAAGCACTATGGGATACTTTAGTAAGGATTTTAGATTTAAGTTTATTCATATTAATCAATCTCTTAATGAAAAAGAAAGTATTTTTACATGTGCTCATGAACTCGGACATGCTATCTATCATCCAGATGTTAATACTCCATTCTTAAAACGTCATACACTATTTTCAGTTGATAAGGTTGAACGTGAAGCCAATACCTTTGCTGTAGAACTACTATTGCCCGATAAACTATTACAGGAACACGCTGATCATAGTGTATTTAATTTAGGAAAGTCAGTAGGAATCCCCACTAAATTAATACATTTAAAAGATACATAGAAAGACACAGCCCCACTATGATGGACAAGCTGTGTCTTTACTAATAATTAAATTGAGGTGATATTATGCCGTCTAAAATTAGGAATCGCGGCAACAACAATTATCAATTTTTTGTACCAAATGGGTATGACGCTACTGGTAAGCAGCAAGGTTTCATCAAAACTGTCACCGCCTCCAACCAGACAGAAGCTAAAGCGCTCTATGACTTATTTCTTCGTGATTGTGTGCAAGGTAAAGTTCTTGCATCAAGTATTGAAAAAATGACACTTAGCCAGTTTTATGATTACTGGAAAGAAAAATTTGCTATTGCACGTTATGCAAAAACAACAATGGCTTGTTATAACCAGGTGTTTGTTCGTATAAATGCCGCATTAGGACATTTGCGAATAGATAAGATTAAGCCTATTCAGTTGGTTGATTTCTTTGCTCAGCTTTCTAAACAGGACGCAAAAAATAACGATACACCGTTCACTGATCGAAGTATCGCTAAATATCGAGAGTTATTACAATTACTCTTTTCTTCTGCCCTAAAGTGGGAGCTCACTACCTCTAACCCGTTAGAAAAATTAGACAAACCCCGCACGAGGAAGAAACAAAAAGAAATACCCACTCAAGAAGAAGTTGTTAAATTCTTTGATTGCCTAAGTAAAGCACCATTAAAGAGTCAATTGATGTGTATGCTAGCCTTTGCTGGTGGATTAAGACGAGAAGAACTTTCGGCACTAAAGCAGGGTGATTTTAATGCTGAAAAAAATACCGCAAAGATTGAACGAGCAGCGACATACATTCCAGGAGAAGGAATACATATAGGGTTAACTAAAACAAATAACAGCGAAAGAACTATATCTCTCCCAATCTCGGTTATGAAATTAAGAGAGAGTTATAATGCGGAAATAAAAGCCCTTGCTATGCGAAGAGCAAAACGTAATAAAGTAGTCCTTCTAGATGATCCTATCAGTAGTGATAAGTGGCTCTTTTCTCAACCAGATGGAAGTATTGGTCACCCACACGCATTGAATTCATTCCTGAAGAAATTCTGCTTTGAACATGATTTATTTAACTTTACACCGCATTTACTAAGACACTTACACGGTTCTTACCTTTTACGTAATGGTATGGATATTGCAGCAGTAAGTAAAAGCTTAGGACATTCAAAAAAATCCTTTACCCTTGATACCTATATTCACACCATTGAAACTATCGAAGATGAAACAGCCTCAGTCATGCAAAATGTCTTAAGTAGTATAAAAAGTCAAAAAAAACATGCTAAATAA